GAGCCTGAGCCTGAGCCTGAGCCTGAGCCAGAGCCTGAGCCAGAGCCTGAGCCAGAGCCAGAACCTAAGCCAGAACCACCTGCTCCGCCAGACATGATACCTCCTTCTCCTCCTCCAAGCTCGCCTATTCCTGAGAAGCCTGATGAGAAACCCGTTAAGAAAATCCCTTTCTTTAAAAAGAATATCGCATGGATAGTCGCTGGAGTGTTTATTGCTGCCTGTATAGGAATGTTTATATATGCTCAAGGATTTCAAGAAGAGGAGCCGGTTGATTTAGATTTTGACTGGAACGAGAAATACCAAAACGATCCAAATAAACTAAGATGACTTGGATAGAAGGTAAACAACAAGATAGAGAAAAGTATTCATCTGATATCAATCATGAGATACTTGCTAAAAAAGGTTTTCTAGAAGAACGCGAAGCGAAACTTCTTTTATATAAATTTTTGCGAGGTAATACTACATTTGCTGTAGATATGCTTAGTGGTATAAAATTATTCCCATTTCAACATATGGCCGTAAAAGCTATGTTAGAGTCTGATTATTTTATGGGTGTATGGTCTCGTGGTATGTCTAAATCATTTACAACGGGAGTATTTGCCTTTCTTGATGCCATACTAAACCAAGGTGTTGAGATTGGCATTGTATCCAAATCTTTCCGTCAGGCTAAAATGATATTTAAAAAGATAGAAGATATATTAGCTAAGCCTGAGGCAGCGATGCTAGCTCAATGTGTCACTCGTAAATCTAAAGCAAATGATCAATGGACTCTAGAGATAGGGACTAGTAAAATCCATGCATTGCCGTTAGGCGATGGAGAAAAGCTTCGTGGTTTTAGATTTCATAGGATTATTATTGATGAGTTTCTTCTTATGCCCGAAAGGATTTATAACGAAGTTATTGTTCCCTTTTTGTCGGTCGTTGAAAACCCGACAGAGAGAGAAGAGTTATATAACCTCGAAACTGAAATGATTAAAGACGGAAAAATGAAAGAGGAGGACAGGCACGTCTGGCCGAATAATAAATTGATTATGCTTTCTTCCGCTTCATATAAATTTGAATATATGTATAAATTATATCAAAAATTTGAATCACTAATAAATGGAGAGGTCGTAGAAACCGGAAATGCACATAGGACCATTATGCACTTCAGTTATGACTGCGCCCCGCAACAACTCTACGATCAGAACTTGATTAACCAAGCTAGGGCTAGTATGAGTCAAAGCCAATTTGATCGCGAATTTGGAGCTGTGTTCACNGATGATAGCTCTGGGTACTTCAAAATCTCAAAAATGGCTTCTTGCACCGTTCCTGACGGTCAGGGGCCATGCGTAGAGGTTGCGGGAGAGCCTTCGGACAAATATCTACTCTCATTTGACCCTAGTTGGGCTGAGAGCGAAAGCTCTGATGATTTTGCGATACAAGTTTTTAAGCTGAATGACGATGCTCGTAACGGAACTCTTGTTCATAATTACGCCATGTCTGGCGCGCGCCTCAAGGATCATATATTTTATTTTCATTATCTATTAAATAATTTCAATATCGTAGCTATAGTAGGAGACTACAATGGAGGCGTTCAATTCCTTAACGCTTGCAACGAAAGCAGTCGATTTAAGCAAAACAACCTCAAGATCGACACTATTGGAACTGACCTTGATAATTTAGAAAATTATCAGCAGGCATTGCGTGATATGAAAATGGAGTATAATCTAGACAAAAAGAAAATTTGCATACTTCGCAAGCCAACCTCCCAATGGATTAGAACTGCTAATGAATTATTGCAAGCTAATTTTGATCATAAAAGAATACATTTTGGATCTAGAGCAGTTAATGATGATTATCAAAAACAAAGAAATAAAAAAATACCAGTTAAAGATTTAAAATTTCTTAAAAGTATTGAAGATGAAAAACAAAGTAACGCAGCTAAAATGATTGATCTCGTAGAGCATCAGGTTGACTTGATGGAGAAAACAAAAGCGGAATGTGCATTAATACAAATTAAAACTACAGCGCATGGGACTCAGACGTTTGATCTTCCTGACAACCTTAAAAGACAGACTGGGCCGGAAAAAGCCAGAAAAGACTCGTATTCTGCGCTAGTGCTTGGGAATTGGATGATCAAGGTTTATTATGATATGCAGCATGCCGAAGAAAGTAATGTTCAAGCAACTTTTACTCCTATCTTTGTTGCTTAATTAAAAGTTAACTTTTAACTTTTCTTAGACTTTTGATACACTTTTGTGTATGATACTATATGTCTAAAAGAAAATATAACAAAAGCTCTCCATATTGGGACAAATTCAAAGGTAAAGATCTGAATGAGTTAATTCAGGAAACCCAAGGTACTGAGCCAGACTGGACCCCTACCTTAGCAGGAGACGCTTACTACACCCAGAGCTCAAAAGCTAATTATGAAAGGACAGGTGAAGATAAATCTGGACCCACTAGCAGAACTAATACAAGGCTCAATAGGGCTGCAGTAGCAAAAAAGAACTTTAAATACTCTAATATAAGAGAAGGCCAACTTCCGTATTATTATGGAAAATCTGGATGTGATATTAGAGATGCGATAATGCTTTGTCAAAAAGCTTACGCTAACATTCCTATTTTTAGAAACGTAATCGACATAATGTCTGAGTTTGCAAACACAGATTTATACTTAGAAGGCGGAACAGAAAAATCCAGAACCTTTATTGATAAATGGATGCAAAAGGTTAAAGTATGGTCTATTAAAGATCAATACTTTAGGGAGTATTACAGAAGCGGTAATGTTTTCATGTATAGGCTGGATACTAAATTTAGCGATGATGACTTTAGTAAAATGTCAACCATTTACGGTTCAGAGTTTATGAAGCCGGGAGAAATCCCAATTAGATATATTTTATTGAATCCATATGACATAGCTACTGTTAAATCCACAAGCTTTAACGGTCAAGTTTATAGAAAGGTACTGTCCGAGTTTGAACTGGAAAGATTAAAAGACCCTAAGACAGAATACGATAAAGAGGTTTTAAATGGATTATCTCCTAAAGACCAAAAAGCAATTAAGGCGGGACAATTTACCTCTAGTGGAATTTTTATTAATTTAGATCCGGACAAACTAATATATTCATTCTATAAAAAACAAGATTATGAACCTTTTGCTATTCCTTTTGGATTTCCAGTATTGGATGATTTAAACTGGAAGCTTGAATTAAAGAAAGTTGACCAAGCTGTAACTAGAACTATTGAAAATGTCATCTTATTGATAACAATGGGTAACACCCCCGATAAAGGAGGTATCAACCCACATAACTTACAGGCTATGCAGTCATTATTTTCAAATGAAAGTATTGGTAGAGTTCTTGTCAGCGATTATACTACTAAAGCTGAATTTATTATCCCTGATTTAAATAGGGTGCTTGGGCCAGAGAAGTATCAAATAGTAGATCAAGATATTAAAGAAGCTCTTCAGAATGTTGTAGTAGGAAACGAAAGGTATAGTAATACTCAAGTAAAAGCTCAAATATTTCTTGAAAGACTTAAGGAAGCTAGAAATACTTTTATTAATGATTTTTTACAACCCCAAATTAAGTTGGTTTGTCAGAACTTAGGTTTTAGAAAATACCCAACCGTAAGATTTCAAGAAATTGATCTTAAGGATGAAGTTCAACTCCAAAGGGTAACTACTAGACTTATGGAACTAGGTATTCTTACGCCAGAGCAAGGAATACAAACAATTAAAACTGGCATCTACCCAGAGCAAAGAGAGGTAGGCGCAGGTCAAGACCAATATATAGAGGACAGACAAAAGGGGTTATATTCTCCTTTGGTTGGGGGACAACCATTGCCTTTAACAGAAGAAGAGAAAGAAGAAGCTGCGGAAATAGAAATAAACAAAGTGAGCAATCGCACTCCTGACCAATCAACCCCTCAACAACAAGGGCGGCCATCCGGAACTAGCAAGACAGGGAAAACCGCGACAGCAGATCGAAAAGCTCTTCAGTCTACTATATACAAAACTGAGGATTTGTTTTCGTTTGCTCAAAAAGAAATGAAAAAATCTCACAAAATAAAAAGACTTTCTAAGGACAAAAAAATGCTGCTAGATGAGCTTTGCAAGACGGTTGTTTTATCTAGTGGAATAAATGATTGGGAAAAAGAAGCTAAAGCGTGCATAAAAGATTTTAGCCATATAGAATCTCTATTGGTCATGCCGGAAATACTTGAAACCGCTCAAGAACATGACATGGAGTTATATCCTTCAGCTTTATATTATCATAGCCAAACAAAAGAAGACGCTTCTCAAAAATAAAAACTTTGTGTAATTAAACTTAACAACTTTTCAATATAAATTATGGAACTAGATTTTTCTAAAAACATTCAAGATTCTAAGGATCTGGGAGGAATATTTCAGGCTAGAAAGAGCCAAGCGCATTTTAACGAACTTCCAGACTCTGACTTTGCTTATATCGAAGCGGGCGGGAAGATTGATTTTAATAATCGAACTGTACCTAGGTCTTTGAGGCATTTCCCTATGTCAAGTAAAGATGAAGTAGCTCAATCGATAAAAGAACTAGAAGCTTCAAGCTTATCTTCTGGTATGCAGATAGCAGTTTTTCATAATATCCATCTTAGGGCCGAAAAGCTAGGTATGGAATCTCAGGCTGGCTTGCCACCTTGGTTGGAAAAGAAGTCTGACGATAAGAAGTCTGACGATAAGAAGTCTGACGACAAGAAGTCTGACGAAAAAAAGTCTGGCGACAAGAAGTCCGAAGATAAGTCTGACAAAAAAGACGAGTCAAAAGCTGAACTTTCGAAAGACCAAAAGAAGCTTCCTCCTGCGATTCAAAAATCTATTTTAGAAAAACAAAAAAAGTCTGGCGATAAAGACAAAAAAGAAGATTCCAAAGAAGATCCTAAGGAAGAGTCCGACGCTATGAAAATGGAAAAAGACGACGCTATGATGAAGAAAATGCATTCTCGCATGGATGAAATCGATAAAGCTAGAAAAGACATGGACAAAGAATACGCCATGATCAAAGATAAACTCGGCGCCATGATGAAGAAAGTTAGGGCTAGTTCGAGTGAAAATGATTGATCGTCAAGATCTTGATTCTATTCGCTATGGCGAAGTAGATAAAAATTTACAGAAAAAAGCGGCGGAGAAATCCCCGCTTCTTTCTTTGGGGGATATAGAGTATAAGCCGTTTAACTCTAATAGCAGTGAAGCGGTCGCTAAGGAGCTTTCGTATATTCGTCAAGTTCAAAATTCTAAACAAGATTGGTATAAAGGAGATTATAAGAATAAACTAGATAAAGATTTTGTAAATATATTTTTTGACTATGCGAGTAAACATAATCTCATTTTTGATAAAGACTATATATTAGATATAGTTAGTCAAGTAGATTCAATAATTCTTGGTTTGAAGTTGTTTTACAATAGGCCTAGGCCATATCAAATAAACAAGTATCATAATATAGATATAAAAGAAAATGATACAGAAACTGCCCAAACACCATCTTACCCTAGTGGTCATGCATTGCAGGGAAGATTGGTTTATAAACTTTTAGCTAATATACATGCTGATCACGAAAAAGAATTTAAAAAGATTAGTGATCAAATTAGTATGGCTAGAGTTATTAGGGGAGTTCATTTTCCTACGGATAACGAATTTTCCAATTTAATTGTAGATAAATATCTCATACCTAAACTATCAAAAACAGTGTACCTGCCTAGTAACAAGGATAAAAAACAAATGAATGCAAACTTTAAATATAAAATAAACTTTGAAAACCAAATACAAGCTTCATGCTTTGATGGTAGCTGCAAGAGGTTTCAAATTAGCGAAGCTTCTCTTGAAAATCTAAAACCGCTTATTCCTTTAGAGGTTGATCTTGAAAAAAATATTGATTTGCTTGGCGTGGCATTTAATGCTGCAGTCGTGAATAAATTCAATAAAAATGGAGACGGCATAGATACTGAAACCGCGCTTGCCGTATCTGATTATTTTGTTCACAAGCCTACTAATATAGAACATAATAAAGAAAAAGTTGTCGGACATATAATAACTTCTTCTTTTAGTGATATTAATACTAGTCAGATTATGACTCCTGAATCTATTAGGGGAAGTAGCGACCCTTTTAATATTTCGCTTGGTGCTCTTGTCTATAAGATTGTGAACCCTGCTTTCGCAAAAATGTTAGAACAATCACAAGAAGGGGAAGATTTTTATCATGCAATTTCTGCGAGCTGGGAAATAGGATTTAATGATTTTTACATTGCTGTTGGTAGTAATGATTTAAATGAAGCTGAGATAGTTACCGATAAATCACAAATTAAAGAGCTTCAGAAATATTTAAAAGCTTATGATGGGGATGGCAAAATGGATGATGGTACAATCATTAATCGTCTTGTCGTTGGAGAAGTCTATCCGCTAGGCATTGGGTTTACGTCTAATCCCGCTGCTGAAGTTAAGGGGGTATTCGTAGAAGACCAAGAACGCTTAGAGATTAAAAAAGATGAAACAGAAGCAGAAATTTTTCATGTAAATAGCATGGATATAGAAAAAAATAATTCACAAATAGAAAAAAATACTTCCCTTTTTGAAAAAAAGGATGTAAACAAGAACAACACATTAACTATGGATACTAAAGATCTACTTAAACAAATCGAAGGCATGCTTTCAGAAAAAATTGGCGATAGCCAACAATTCGAAGAAGCCGTCGCCAGCGTTTCTAAAGTTATGATGGACGCAATCAAGGAAAAAGATTCTCAATGGCAGGACGAAAAAGCCGCTAAGGATCAAGCTCTTACGGAATCTTCAACAGCTCAAGAAGCTCTTGTTGATGAAGTAGCCGAGCTTAAACAAAAACTTGAAGCTTCAGAATTACAATGGAATGAATTGGCAGAAGAAAAACGTCTTCGCGAAGCAAAAGATCTCTTTAACTCAAGAATGGCTTCTGTTACTGAAGCATTTGACTTGGGCGAAGAAGATTTAAAAATTGTTGCTTCCGAAGTTTCCGAATTGGAAAATACTGAAGAATCATTCGCTAGCTACCAAGAAAAGCTTACTGTCATGTGGCAACACAAGACTAAAGCGTTTATTGAAGCTCAGGAAAAAGCATTCGACGAAAAACTTGAAGCAGCGCTTCAAGCACGCGTAGAAGAGCTAACCACAAGCAAAGCGTCTTCAGAAGAAGTTCAAGAAGTTGCAAAACAAGATGCCGAAGAGGCAGTAGAAGAAGTTTTAGAAGAGGTTGCTGAAGAATCAGACGCAAGCATTTCTAATAATAACGAAGCTGCATCAACCGAAGAATCTTCTTTGCGTGATAAATTTAACAAAGCTTTCTCAAAAGAAAACATCAAAATTAATTATTAATTATGGCTATTAGATTACTACCATTCCGTCAGTACGCTGAAGAAGACGTTGTCAATCTGTTCGCAAGTACTGCCGCTAACGATAAGCTTAGCGACAGTGGCGATGCAGATGCAGGCGTCTTTGTTAAAGTAAGTGCTGGGGACTTTGGTGCTGACCCCGTTGGATACGAAAATAATTCTTACCTCGGTAAGACGGATTATCCTTTCATCGGAAGAAACCAGTACCCTGTTGTCCCATTGAAATTCGAAGCTGCTAGCGCTGGAGATCCTGTCCTCGGCGTTACTTTGCTTCAGACTGCTATGTTCGACGAAAACGGCGAAAAGCTCCTTTATTACCCACAAAAGAAACTCGAGAATCAGTCCGTCTTGACCGGCGAAGCTGTTCCTGTTCTTGGCAAGGGTATTGTTACATTGGACGCTGATTCCGCTATTGACGGATCCCTTCCTGCTCCGGGAAATTATGTGAAGATTGGCTCGACTGACGGTAGAATTACCGACGGTGGTGTTAACTTACCAACTGGAGCCGCTGTTGAAAGCTCGACCTTTGTTGGTCAAGTTCTCGCTACTGGGCAACGTGTAAATCGTGGCGTTTCTGACGATCAATTCGCAGGAGCTTCTGTTGGTACCGGCGCTGCCGGAGCTAATGGAAAATACGCTGTTGTTCGTATTAACTGCTAACCCTAGGAAATTAAGAAAATGAATATTACTCTTAAACGCACCGAAGAACAAGTCGAGCTTGTAAAAGCTATGGCTTCTCGCAATCGTGACGTAGCTTATGAAGCTCAAGCCGCTTTGGCTGAATTCATGGCTCCCGTTCTTGCTGAAGTAGTTAATCAAGCGCCAACACTGAGCAATTTGTTCAGTTCGTTCTCGTTTAACGCAGATAGCAACCCAAGCCTTCCGCTTGATCTCTACTACGATATCAACGCTGACGATTACATCAAGGTTTACAGCACTACGGTTCCCGGTGGTCTTCCCACTAACCAAGTTCTGCCGACCGCTAGCGAAATGAAGTTCACTACTTACCGCCTTGATAGTGCGATTAGTTTTGATCGTCGTTACGCTGCTCAGTCACGTCTTGATGTTGTTGGAAAGTCCTTCACCAGAATCGCTCAAGAAATCTTGCTCAAGCAAGAATCTACATCCGCTAACTTGGTCCTTGGTTCTTTGGCTGACGCCGAAACTAACGATAAAGCTCATGTAAAGAATCAAGCTTCTTCAAGTGTTGGATTTACTCTTGCCGACTTTAACTCTCTTATCACTCTTGGTAAGCGCATCAATACGGCTTGGACCGGTGGTACGCCAGAAGGAACCATTAAGGGAATTACTGACCTCCTCATTTCTCCTGAAACTATGGAAGATCTTCGCGCAATGGCTTACAACCCCGTCAACACAAAGTCGTCTGCTACTAATGATGCCAACGCTGACAGTATTGCTGCCCCTGAGTCTTACCGCTCTAGCGTCTTCACCAATGGTGGAGTTCCTGAGCTTTACGGCATTGGATTGATGGAAATCAATGAGCTTGGACCTAACCGCAAGTTCTGCCGTTTGTTCAAACAGTTCGTTGCTAGCTCTGCTGTTTCAAGCATCCCCGCCTTTGGTGATGGAGATGACTTGGTGATTGGCCTTGATCGCTCTCGTGAATCTTTGATTCGTGCAGTTGCGAATGACGCTGAGTCCGGAGCTGAGTTCTCCTTGTCCGCTGATGATCAATACAGCGTTCGCCAACAAAAGATTGGTTATTATGGTTCCCTCGAAGAGGGTCGCATGATTATCGACAACCGAGTTCTTACCGGTATTGTTGTTGCTGGACACTGATTGTAAGATCAGATAACCTCTTAAGACCCACCCCTTCGGGGGTGGGTTTTTTTGTTCTCGGGGACTTGATTTTTGTGTATCTGGAGTTATAATATAGTATTACTAACTAAATTATTATTATGCCAGCAAAAAAGACATCAAAAAAGCAAACCACTAAAAAAGCGGTCAAAAAAGTAGAATCCCTCAAAATCGCAGACGGAAAAACTGATATTGAGAAAGTAAAAGATCTAGAAGATTTATTAGGAGTTAAACAAGTTAATCCATTCGGAACGACTAATATGGAAATTCTTCAGGAGAATATAAACGAAATGACTCTTACAGATCTACAATCTTTTGCCGTGAGGATAGGTATAATGCCAAGCGGAAACAAGCTATCTCTAAAAAATAAAATTACTAAAGCTTTTAAATCTCATGCGGGAGCAGGAGCAGGATATAACATTGGTTATACGAAGCCTCTAGTAGACCCAAAAAGTGATGCTGCAGAAAATATTTTAAAAATATCTCAAGAAGGTTTGTGAAATGTCTAGTATTGGCGAAATATCTACTAGGATTTATGATAATGAATTCGATGATGCCGAAACTGAGCTAGAAAGAGAATTTAGAATAGAGGCTATATCCGGATGGCTCGAAGCTAATGTTGGGCAATTTAATAACTTAACTTATTCAAGTTTTGGAACTGGAGACTCTTTTCTTTTAGAAGAGGAAAATATTCTGACTCAATTATATTTAAAGAATTACTACAACAAGCAAGCTAGAAGTATACTTGTTGGAGGCGGAGGAGGCTCAGGTTCGGCTTTGGACTGGACTAGGTTAAGTGAAGGGGATACGACTATAGTACGATCTAATAAAACTGAAATAGCAAAAAACTATAAGTCTTTAGCTGGAGACGCGTCTATTGAGCTAGGAGATTTAGTTTATTCTTATAACTTTTATCGATCTATGCCAAGGCAAACAGCTGGAATTGATGGAGGCTATGTTTCCGGAAGCGGCTCTTATGAATAATGGGATCATTAATTCCAGACTCCGATAAAGATGCGATAGGAGATGTTTTTGATAACATTCATGATACTTTTGCGAGATCAATAATAGTATTCCAGCGTGAAAACGAAATCTTCGTAGCGACAAACGGAACTTATAACGCTCTTTATTCCAGAATAAAAAATGAACAAAGTACTAGAGCTAAAGTAACACAATTTACTATACAAGCTCGAATACTTTATAGACAAGAACAAAAAGAAATGGACCTGCCCGGGTCTAGGGCTCAAGTCAACGTCCCCTTCAGTGAAGGGTCCGTTCGAGTAAAAATAGACGCTGCGGGTTATGCTCTTTTCACCAAAGCTACAAAAATAGAAATTGACGGAGAGGTTTTTAGAATTATAAGTGACCCATCTAAAGTTGGCCCTTTTAAAGTAAAATTTTATACCTTGTTTTTAAGGAGGGCTGATTAATGGCCAAGATAAATATGAGAGGGCTAAAAGCTGAAATAGCCCAAAAAGGATATAAAATATTCAAACCTTTAGCGGAACAAAGAGTTAAGCGAGCCTTAGAAAAAGAAAGTCAGAAACTTTTAAACGACTTTAATAATAACGAAGTTACAAAAGAAATAGAAGGCGGTCCTTCAGCCTCAAATTTAAGTAATACTCTTGGCGGCTACGGAAACTTATTTACTTTTATTGGTTTTCAGAGTGGCAACGATCCCATTTCGCCTATAAGGAGCTTACTTGCTAGATCAATAAAAATCAAGACAATAAGAAAAAAAAGAAATGTGCTTGCATTAAGTTTAACTTTTTCGGTGCCCACTTTAGATGAAATCAAAGCTGTTGCCCCATCACCTTGGTCTACGGAAAGCTGGGTTGAAGCAGTAGAAAGAGGTATGAGTGGTTTAGGGCAGTATCTTTATGATGGCGGGAGAGGAAGTTTTGGTAGTAAGAGTCGCTCTAAAAGCGCTATACAAATTGATTATGATATAGCTGACAGGCCCGGAAGTTCAGGATCAATAGATTATATTAGCGGAATTCTACAAAGAATGACTAAGAATATAGAAGCTAGTTTAAAAAGAATATGAAACCTCAATTTGATCATAAAGTACTTAGTAGCTTTTATTTATGGTTTGATGATAGACTAACTAGATATGCAGAGGCTACAGAAACAGGAATTAGTCAGCAGTTTTATTATTCAAGTAATGCCGTTGATATCCCAAGTAATCAAGTTGCGTATTATAGCCCAGATAGACAATTGGTAGCTAATGGTAGTGACGTTCCGAGTGGCGTTTACATAGATTTTACCGGGCAATATGATTTTGTAGAGCAAAACCCATCTGACCCAACTGGGTTAATGATTGATTTTGATCAGGGTAGGGTAGTGATGAATTCTAATGTAGGAACATCTCTTTCGGTTAGCGGAGACTTCAGCAGAAAAACAGTAAACTGTTATATCACTAACGAAAGCGAAGAAGAGCTTCTAATGAACACTGATTTTATCATCGCAGATGGTAATGACGAAACATTCTTACAGTCAATTTCCGGTCTTGGATCTTTAAATTATACAATACCAGCAGCATTTATCAGCTATAATTCAAGCACCAATAAACCTTTTGCTTTAGGTGGTATGCAAGATACAAAAAGTAATTTAAGAGCTGTGGTGATAACTAATGACAATTTCACGCTCGACGCTATGATGTCTTTGTTTAGAGACTCTACGGAAGTTTGTGTTCCTTTAGTTGAATTTCAAGATTTTCCTTTCGGTGAATATTATCATATTAAAAATCCTCCATATACTTATACTGGAATATATAGTAATATCATGGATAGTAATGGGCCTTATAGCTTTATAGAAAAAGTGAATTGCAGCAAGTTATATGACACCGCAAGTTCGGCAACCAATATACCAAGAGACATGCGGATTGGTTTTATAGATTTCACAATAAGTTCACCAAGACTACCAAAATCAGAAATATGAAAAAAAAGTTCTCTTTTCTCAATTTTCACTGTATCTTTAGTTAAACATTTATATTCATTATGGCTAGAAAACGTATCATATATCAAAGTGAGGCCCTGTATGCGGGCAAGACTGGAGACCAATCACCAAGGCAATTGCATCGCGTGCAAGACGTATCTCATTCAATTGAGGTTGCTCGTACCGATGTTAATGAGTTTGGTAAGTTGGCCGCTCTAAGTCGTGAAATTATTGAATCACCAACTGTAAGTTTAGATTTTACATATTTTGTTGTTGATGGGTTCAATGAAGCTAGTGGTCTCGGACTATCTGTCGAGGGTCACAATAGCGCAGTTGAAACCAGCGCATTGTCTGGCATCATGAAGGAAAATTCCCTTGATGCAGAAAAGAATTACTACATTTTAACAGTTCCAGAAGGAGAAGACGCGAGTAACGATAGCGCCAATTATGGTAATGGAGCATCAAATGGTTTGATCGGAGTAGGAAATGGATATATTACCAGTTATGGTATGAGTGCTTCTGTTGGAGAAATTCCAAGTGCTAGTGTTTCTGTTGAAGCTTCTAACCTTCGTTTTGATACCGAAAGTAGTGGGGTTGCTAATCCTGCAATTGACGTTACTGATGGAAGTGCAATGCCCGGTGGTTTGATTACAATTCCCGTATCTACTACAGGAGATCTTTCTGCTGCTGCTTTACGCCCCGGCGATATCACGATTAATTTTGGAAATGACAAGCTTGACATGGGTGGAGCAATCCTTCCGGGGATGACCACCGTAGGAGACGAAGCTACTGCTAATGTTCAAAATTTTAGTATTGATTTGCCGTTAGGTAGAACACCTCTTAATAGGATTGGTAATTCTTTCCCATTCTCTCGTGAGCTCGATTTCCCAATTAATGCTTCGCTTAGCGTGACCGCAAACTTGACCGATATCTCTTCGGGCGCTTTGCGTGATCTGATCTGTGCCGACGCTAAAAGAAGGAATATTACCGTAACTATGAACACTCGTTGTGGAGGAGATACCAGCGTTGTTTATAAGTTGAAGAACGCTCAACTTGACTCACAAAACATGAGTGCGACTATTGGAGATAATAAGTCAGTAGACTTGACCTTCAGTACTCAAATTGGTGGACCAAGTGATACCGATAACGGAGTGTTTATTTCAGGTAAGGCCTGAGACATATAATCGTTAACTTTAAAGCCTCTGAGTTCTACTCAGGGGCTTTTTTGTGTAATATTCGATAGGTATGGCTTATGGAAGGAATCAGTATTCAGACCAACAGGTCTTTATTGCCGAATATGGTAATTCAGCTAATGAAATAAAAGGCGTTCAGTCTTTTGATGGAAACTGGTCTATACCAAGGTCTGACATGCTTGCTGGGGGACATGAATTTGTAGGAAGCGAAATTGAAGGAGACCTAGTTGGCAATATTTCTGTTAATAGACTTATGACAGAAGAAAGCGATCCTATAACAGGAATGTTTGATTCTTCCCTAAGTGGATATTTGATATATGGAAAAAACGAATCTTACAATAAAGTTTTTAATTTTAAAAAAGCTCATATTAATTCTTATAGTTCTTCATGTTCTGTTGGGGAAATAGCTTCTGATGATTTTTCAATGACTGCATATGGAGGGGCCGGAAAAATTAATAACGAATCAAGAAGTTATACTGAGTATAGTCCAACCCCAGCTATTTCAAATCATATATCATTAATAACTTCTTTCGGTTCGACTAATGGTATACAGTCATATAATTTTGAATTATCAGTAGATAGAAGCCCTGTATACAAAATAGGAGATATGTTTATTCCTAGCCAGTTTAATTTATTGACTCCAATTAAAGCTAATATTGGATTTGAATTTATAGTAAGCGATTACGAGAGTAAAAATATATACGATGCTATTTGCTCAAGTGATTTTACAGAAGATTTGTCTATTGAATTAAATACATGCAGCGGTACTAGTATTCGAGCATTTACATTTATCAATGCAAATATATTAAGTTCTAATCTGTCTGCAAGTGTGGGCTCTAACATGACAGCCAGCGTTTCTTTTGAGACTAATTATAGTGAAATATCAGACTTGACGGGAGTTTTCTCATGAGCGTTTCTTTTAAGAATATGAAAGCTTCTATTGGTAGTCAAAGCTATTATGCCGAATCAATAAATATTTCAGAAAGTATAGACGTTGACAGTTTCGCTGCCTTAGGGACTAAAAATTACAATACAATAGCAAGAGGGCACCCAGAGGGAAGTATAGATATAGATTTTTATGTAACTACTGGAGATGAGATTGATATGATTGAGAGCGGGTATGGAAGCACTGGGTTTACGGAAGTCCGAGCAGGGCCTTTCATAATAAAAAACGCTCTTTTAAATTCATTTTCTATAAACGGAAGCCCTTCGGATATTATAAGAGGCTCTATTAGTTATTCATATTACGGGCAAATGGAATCTGGCTCTTCACCTTCGAAAAGCGGAGCGACTATAATACCAGCTCATGGAGCTTCGTCGAGCGGGAGAATGGAAGATTTAGGGGTGAGTAAAATGATATCTTTTGACTATTCTTTCAGTCAAAACTTTGATGTTAAGTATTCTTTGGCTAGTTCTGGAATAAGTAGAGTTAGTTATGCTGGAGGGTCAAAAACATTAGACATAGAAAGCGTACTTTCCGATGTGGATTTTGAGAAAACAAATTTAACTGGGGCCTCTGGGCTTTGCATCTCTGAATCTGGATTTTCAAAAAGAGCATCAGAAATTGGATTATATAATTTATGTCAAGAACATGTTGCTGATTTATCTATAAGCGGCATACTGAATAGTAGAAGTTTATCCTCTTCCCCCGGATCAGAAGTTATAGAAAGAATTAACATTTCTGAAAAATATGTAAAAAACACAGGCTGCGATGAGTAATTGTTATAAAAGTTTTCCAGCGGCTGTTACTTACTCGGATTTATCTGTTGATAATATATACGGCAACTCAGCAAGCTTAGACGAAGGTATAGAATTAGAACATTCTTTATCTTTAGGAATTAAAGGGTCTAGCTCTGTATTTAATAAAAAAGCACCACAAGGAAGTTTAAGCATTGATTCTTATTTAATAAATGATTTAAATATATTCAATCAATTAAAAGGGAGTAACGATCAGAATATAACTGTTCATCTTGGGCCTTATTACTGTCCAGCACCATGCGTGTTATCGAGCATGTCTATAAATATCAATATAGGTGAACCTGTTGTTGTGCAAAGACAGTTTGAGTACTTCGGAGGGGTTGCTGAACAGAGCCCTCCTGAGCCAATATCTCCAGAATTAAATCCGGTAATTGCAGAAAATATAAGTCTAAGCGGTTTTAGTAATGTCGGATCAATGGACCCTATATCATCAATAACTTGGAGTTTTAATCAAAGTTACAGTGCTCATTATTTGTTGGGAAATACTACTCCTGTGATTGTTTTTAGCCAAGGAGAGATTCAAGTAGATGTTAATGGAGAGGGATTCCCTAACAGACTAACAAACACTGTAGGGCAATCTTGCGTAACCCCTCCTCAAGATTACAGCATTTCTATGCTTGGGTGCGGTGGGCAAGACTTAGGTTCATTAAATATTAATGGATATTTAAGCTCTAGATCTTCTAGCGTATCTTCCGAACAAGACGAAACTAATACAGCGAAAATTATTCAATACTTGTAATTGAAAAACGCCTCTTTTATATATAACATATGACATGGATCAAGGCAAACTTAAGGAATTATTGGAGTTTCAAATCAATAGAAACGTTATAAATTTATATAAATCATTTTTAATTATGATGGAAGACATGCATGACCAGCATGAAGGATCTTTCAGGAAATTAAAATCTTCTCTCCCTCAGGACCTAGATCTCATTAATCAGGCAGATTATTGGGATACAGAAAGAATGGACTTCTTAAGGAAAAAAATTCTTGACAACGGTAATGATACATTGAGAGAAATAATAGGTCAACTAGAACAATTCGAATTAACAATTAAATAAGGAATAAGGAAAATAATATGAAAGACAAGAAGAATCGAGAACTCTATAGTTTTGATATCGAAATCGAAGAAGAAATTGAGAAAGAGGTTATTAGAGAGGTAGAAAGAAAAAATAAAGAAACAGGCAAAAAAGAAAAAGTTGACGAGACAGTAAAGAAAACAGTCACAGAAAAAACTCCCGTCAAAGTTTTTCTCAGAAAGCCAACCAGAACTCAAGTAGAAGACGGAGATATGTTTTACAGCATATGGCTTAACAAGTTTATTAAAATGGGCTTATTGACAAGAGCTATGCTTGCGAAAAAACAAGTCGATGTAGGGGGAACATTAAATGATGACGACAAGTCAAACTTTGCTAAGCTCTACCTTCAGCTTTTTGAAAAACAACAGAATGTAATTCGTTATACCGCAAAAGATAGAGACAATATGAGCAATGACGAAAAAGAGCGTCTTGAAAAAGCCATCTCCGATCTAGCTATTATTAGAAAACAAATCGCAGATTTTGAAGCCGCTCAAGCGTCTATTTTTGATCACACTGCTGACGTGAAGGCTAGAAACAAAACCATCACTTGGTTCCTTCTTCACTTATCTTACTTTGTAAGAGGTGATAAGGACGATGCCGAAGAAGAACCTTTATTTCCCGGAAGTGATTACGAAGAAAAATACCTTTCGTATCAAGAAGCTGATGAAGATCAAGAAGACATTTTTGTAAAAACTATTGACAAGCTTAGCACTATCGCTACTATATGGTATATGAGCGGAGTTCAGGATCAAGATGATTTCGAATCAGTACTTAAGGAAATGGACAGGGAGTCTGACGTTCAAGAGATCAAAGAAGAGCCCAAGGAAGAGCCCAAGGAAGAGCCCAAGGAAGAGCCCAAGGAAGAGCCCAAGGAAGAGTCCAAGGAAGAGTCCAAGGAAAAGTCCAAAGAAAAGCCTAAACCTTCATAAGGTAACTTAAGGCGCAATGGATAAAAAAGGAGCGCCAGAAGATGAAACGTTAAGAAAAGTTTTGTCAGAAGTCGTAAAGGGCTATACTCTTAGTGAAGTTGGTAGTGATAAAGTATTTATCAAACACTTTGGTAATGAAGATCAGTTTATATTAGAAAATCATTATCGTTTAACTTTTGACAAAGCAAGAGAGAAAGGCTTACCAACGGAAGAAGAGACTTTAAATCTTCTAATAGAGCAAGAAGTGTGGTCGGAAAAAGAAGAAGACGAAATAGACGAAACACAAAAGTACTTAAACAGCCTGCGGGATACTAAGAAAAATCTTATTATACCCAGTCAGATAGAGCAGATTAATAAAGACATCGAAGAAGCTCAGAAAAAATTACAAAATCTTAAGCAAAAAAAAGAGTCTTTAGTAACCTCAACATGCGAAAGCTATGCAAAAAATAAGAATAATGACTTTAGTCTTTATCTAAGTTTTTTTAAAAACGAAAGTTTAAGCGAAAAATTCTTTACTGAAGAAGAGTTTGGGGAAATCCCAAAAACAAGCTTGCAAAATATGTTTTTAACATATGTAGAAAGTACACAACATTTATCGATAGACAATATAAAGTATTTATCAATAAGCAGTATATTTTCTATATATTATAATATACTTGGATCAAAGAGTCTATACAAGTTTTTTGATAGGAGTATTTATTTGTATTCTTATTACCAATTGAATTTATTAAATTATACAAAGGTATTAAACTCTATATTAGAGAATGTAGAAAACATCCCTGAAGCTATCAAGGGAAACCCTGATGACTTGCTTGATTTTGCAGATTCCCAAAAAAGAACAAAAAACATTCAAGAAAAAAGCAAAGACAAGCAAGGTTTTAGCGTAGTAGGAGCAACTAAAAAAGACATGGGGGAGATGGGAGTTTCTAATGAAATGGATATTAGTCCGTTTGAGTTGGCAAAAAAGAAAGGCTCTTTGACCATAGAAGATTTTCAAAATTTTTCTTAAAAACTAGTGTATATAAAGGCAAGGAACTGTTATGGCATTAGGTAGTGGAAATATTCAAATAGATGTTGGCGCACGCGGACTAGAGTCCGATATAGTACGCCAAGTACGTTCGGCTGAAAGAAAAATAAGGCCTATATCGGTAAGTCTTGACGATAAAGGATTTAGGCAGCCATTAGGTAGAATTTCTGGAGATATGGGAGAGTTTCAGAAGTCTCTTGATGCATCTGTAGCTCGTACTTTAGCATTTGGTGCTGCCGTCGGAGTCCTCAACGCAGTTACTCAAGGATTTAAAGCCATGGTTACTAGCGCAGTCGAGGTTGAGAAAGCACTTACGGATATTAATGTCATTTTAAACCTTAACTCAGGCGCTTTAAATAAATTTTCAGAAGATCTTTTTAATACAGCAAGAAATACTGGACAAAGTTTTCAAGTGGTATCAGAAGCAGCTGTTGAGTTATCTCGTCAAGGGTTGGGGGCAGAAGAGACTATAAGTAGAATTAATGATGCGATGATATTGACTCGGTTATCTGGAATGGATGCCGCCAAATCAGTAGAAACATTAACTGCTGCAGTAAATGGTTTTGGAGACGCCGCTTTAACAACGACTGATCTTGTAAATAAACTAGCTACCGTAGATGCCGCTTTTGCTGTAAGTACTGAAGATTTATCAAACGCGCTTGCGAGAGCTGGTTCGACCGCCCAATCAGCAAAAGTGAGCTTGGATCAGTTATTGGCTGCGGTCACAAGTGTTCAACAAACAACGGCTAGAGGAGGTTCGGTAATAGGAAATGCATTTAAAAGTATATTTACTAGAATCCAAAGATCGGGAGTAAGAGAAGCTCTAGAGGATATTGGTGTAGCAACCACCGATTCAGCAGGAAACATAAGAAACGCACTAGACATACTTAAAGATTACGCAGGGGTATATAAAACCTTAAGCGACTCCCAAAGAGCTTATACAGATGAGTTGGTCGCTGGGGTATTTCAGATAAATAATTTAAAAGCTTTGGTCAAAGATTTGGGAAGTGATTATAGTATTTATGAAAGAGCTCTGAATCAATCAAACGGTGCAACGGACGAAGCTGTTAAACGGAACGAAAAGCTGCAAAGCACCTTATCCGCTTTGATTAATGAAGCCGCGGTTAACGCTAAGGAGCTGGCTTCTGTCCTTGGAGATTTAGTAGCGACTCCTGCAGTAGAAAATTTGTTAAAGATTTTTAATTCTATAGCTGGAGCTTTAAACAGCGCATTGGATCCAGAAAAAGGAAATTCATTAATTAAGAACTTTTTTGGGGCTATTGGTAATTTTATTGCTGGTCCCGGTCTTATTATAATTGGAGTAGCTTTTATAAAACTTTTTAAGTTTATCACTTTTCAATCCGCAAAAGCTTTAAAGGAAGTTTTTAAAATTGGTAGCGCGAAGCAAAAGATAGCAGAAGCAGAAGCCAAAATAGGATTCTTATTAAAAAACAACAAAACCCTATATGAAGCTATTTCGAGAGAAACTTTAAGTCACGAACAAAAAGAAGAATTAGTACTAGACACCATTAGGCAACAAAATGCTGCTTACGCCGCCCAACAAGCAATGGTTAGTAGGCTCGCAAAATCTAGAAGAGTTGGAGCTGCTGTCAATAATACCAGTGGCGGTGCGAGAAATAAAGCAGATGGGTACGTGCCTAATTTTGCTAATGGTGTTTCTGGTGCAATGAGCGCAGAAAGGCAAGCTATTTTAGCTGGCGAAGGAGGGGCTTCAAGTTCGGCGAGGCCAAAAGTTCTTCCGAACTTTCCAATGGGAGGAGGGAGAAAAGAAACTATTGTCGCAAATACTGATGAATATATAGTCCCTAGGTTTGGTGGAGGAAGCGGATCTGCGATTTTTAATAAAGAGATGGTGAAAAAAGCAGGAGGCGTTCCACAAGGAGCGATCCCTGTTTCTGGAGGGTTCATTCCTAACTTTGCAAAAGGTAAGTCTGGCTTAGCGACCAAAGGGTCAAATATTGAAAAATCAAGCATTTGGAAAAACGCAACCACTAATTACCCAAGTTTATCAGTGGATGTGGATAAGCAGCTAGGTGGATTTGGCATGATCTCATTAAAAGGTAATTCTGGGCCTTTTAATAAAGCTGGAAAATTAAATCCTTTTGGTTCTAATTATTTAGGCCCTGAACAAGGAAAGAAAATTATTCAATCAATAGCGGGCTCTAGGTTAAACGCTCAAGAACAAGGATTGGTTTTAAGAAAAATTAGCAAGCTTGGCGGTGGGGCACTAGGCGTATCTTTTGAAAATATTGGGGGATCGACATTTTCTAAATTAAATGAAGCTAACGCTAATGATTTTTCAGGGCAAAAAGGAGTTTTTAATGATATTATAGGGAACAGTATCGCAAATGCAACAGCAAATATTTCAGCTAAAATTTATGGTAGGTTATTTGGGGATGAAATTAAAGCTAACGATCTAGTATCTTCTGTATGGAAAGAGGCTGATAAAAGTAAAATTGTAGATACCGGAGCAGAAGGAAGTATATTTGAGGCTGCTATAAGACTTGGATCAAAAGCCTCTGCGAAGACTTTTGGCACGAATAGCAGCCAAGCGACTTGGGATTTTGAGGAGTCCTCAAGCATATCTAGAGATTTAAAAGATATGTTTTTTACTTCTTCTGGATATCCTAATATATTAAAAGCTGACGCAAAAAGAGTAGGAAGTGCTTCTGAAGAAACAAAAGTTATCAAAAAAGCTTACGGCACCTCGTTTTTTAAAGAAAGGTTAGAGGGTATACATACACAGCAATATGCTCCTTTAGTGCAAAAAGCTATTTTAGCAAAAAATGATGTTAAATCAAAAGCCGGTGGGTATATTCCTAATTTTATAAACTCTGTGCCTGATAGAGCAGTCGATCAATTTACAGGCCCCAATTACAAACCTCAGGATATTAAAAAATTCGGAAAGCTAAAACCCGAAAACCAAAATTTATTCAAGAAGAGTGTTAAGGAAAGCGAGCTAGCTTCATTTATAAATAAAAAACTGAGAGATGATAACTGGAGAGATTTTATATCAAATAATTTTGTTCATAGGCGGTCTGACTGGTCCAAAAATAATTACAAAAATATCAATGAAAACTCTTTAGCTAATAGAGCTGAAAACTTTAAAGTTCAAGGCGATAAAAGCGCTTATATTTATACTAGAGGATCTAAGCCAAGTCAATGGCAAAAGCAGATAAACAGTTTAATGTCCTCAGAAAAAGAAAAATCGAAAATACCAAAAAAACTAGTAGAGAATTTTGGAAGAAGTTGGTATGGATTTGATTCTGTTTCTATGGGGTCTCCAGAAATGTCTAAATCCAACATAGACTATCAAGAGTTAAGGGGTAGGATAGACAAGTCAGTTAAAAAAGGAATTAAAGGAAAAAGTAAAATTTCAATGAGTTCTTTGCTTGGGATAGGCGAAGAGATCTTTCCAAACACAAACGCTTCTATAGATGAAGACTGGAGAGCGCATTTTCAGTCAATACTTAAAGGCAACAAAAAGTATTACACAGCTAGAATAAAAGAGTATAATAGAAAATCTCTTAACCCTGCTGCTGACAAGCAAAACAAAGGAAGGGTTACGGGCAGAATATTTGAAGAATTAATAACTTCCGCGCAAAAAGCAGTAAATAAAGAATCAGGATATTTATCACAACTAGATAATAATAACTGGGATTTTTACTCTCTTACCGAAAAGGAAAAAGAAGTTTTAAATATTAGTTCTTCTAATTTTGGAGATTACAAAACTACTTTAGATAGCTCAACCAATCAAACGAGCTTCTTAAAAAAATTCATAAGAGAGCCTTATGGTAACGCGGCTGAAGGTTTTACTCCCAACTTTGCCGAAGGGCTTTCCGCAATGAAGCATTTTGAAAAAAATAGTTACGGTAGGCATGGTACCACCTTAGACCTTCAGACATTCTTCCCTAAGGGAGGGGCTGGTGCTATCTCTACATTATTTAAGGACGTAATTAGTAAAGCTCAAGATGGAAATCCTTATGAAAAAATTGTTGCTGGAGAGATAGTTGGACCACGTATTCCTAAGATGATAGTTTCGGGAAAGAAATTGATTGAAAAAGCTAGATCGAAAGGCCTCGCGCAACCAAAAATGCGAATAGAGGGCCGCTTTGATCCAGCTTGGTTATTGGGACGACTAGGGAGTAATAAAAAACATTATAATTCAGAGCAAGAGAAAGCAAAAAAAATGGGTCGAAAATTCAGCCCAAGCCAGCGCACAGGAGTAAAAAAAGGTAAGCTTTCGAGTAAGTATGTCCCGGGAGAAACAAAAGCATTGACAAAAACTTTTAAGGCTATGGGTGTTCCGGGACCTTATGATAAAGTGGGGCGAGAGTATTATCTTCAAGACCTACCCATGTTTAGGGATGGTTTTGCTGGCGGATATATACCGAACTTTGCTGACGCATTAGAAGAAGCGATAGTTAGGGAAAGAGAAGCTCTATCATCACAAAGATCAAATGCAAAAATTTATGTAGATAAAGATAATAGACTAAAGGGCTCCAAAAACCCAATGGGTTTATTAGTCGCTAATACTAGAGACGAACCATTGAGCGGTTCTCAAGGTGTTGACCGAGCTCTCTCTACAGGAATAAACCCAAAAAATAAAGGATCTATAGAATCAACTGCTAACGGATATGTTCCAAACTTCGCGGTTGGGGGTGTAGTAGCAGGAGGAAAAGGTTTATTGACTTTATTAGGTAAGATAGGCCCTCTTTTCAAATCGATGAAAGGCTCCGTAGGCGGCTTTCTTGGAAAAGGAAGCAAGTTTTCTACAATCATGGGAGGCCTTAGTTCCGGATTCAAAAAAATATTTGGTTTGCTCATTGCTGCTGAATTAGCTTTCGTTCCAATACTAAAGACGATGGGGATAATCCCTGAAGAATTCACAAGTATTACAGATTTGATAGGTGAAGGGTTAGGGCGGTTATTTGGAACTATAGACCCGGGTATAAGAAAATTAATAAAAGTTGGGGATAAATACATTGAGGCTTCTGAGAAACAACTTAATGTTATTACTCAAAATATAGAAAAAGTAGATAAATTTGCAGCGACGCTAGCTAATTTGTCAAAATCTACAGACTCTGGAAATATTGAAGCCTATGGTAAGTTCTTGGAGCAATTAATTTCGCAAGCTGGAGATATGGAAGGCATTGACGCTACTGCATTTCAAAATTTACTTGATAGCGCTGGAGACGCAGAAGGCCTCAAAAAGGCAACTCAAGAATTAAAAGACTTGATAGAGCAAGGAAAAAACCTTAAAGGGTTTGGTGTCACAGTTGCTGAAACATTTAAAAAACTTGCAGAAAATATTGATTCCGAAACCGGTAAAGTAGATTTTGATAAAGCTGGAGTGACCGAATCAGATATAAAAGGCACTTCTTCTCAATTGATTAAAAATTTAAGCCCTGAAAAAGTAAAACAATTAGCAGAAGAGCTCAAGGGTTTTGATGCGACATCAGAAAATTCTGCAGATAAAATTGCATCCTTACAACATATATTTGGAGAGTTAGACGCTACCACTTTAGTCTTATTAAAGGGGAATGGAGAATATGCCAAAAAATTATTAGAATCAGCAGCGGCTCAAGCTAGATACAATACTGCTTCAGCGGCTTTAGCGGAAGCTATTAATAAAACTAGGCTTCCTATTAAAAATTTAGAAAAAGATTTCAATAAGCTAGCAACAGCTATAGAGTCTTCATCAGCGGCGATAGATGCCTCTTATAAAAGCTTATCTGAAATCGAAGAGATAAAATCAAAATCAAGAGTTGATACATTAAAATCCGCAGGGACAGTAACTTCCACTAATATAATAAAAGGAACAGCAGATGCAAAAATTGAAAAAGCTGTTCAAGACGCAGCTAAAGAATCAGAAAAAGCTTTAGGGAAATTCTCATCAACAATATTGAGAAACTCAAAAGAAAACGGTCAAGCTCTAGATGGAGGAATAAAAACCTTAATAGAAGGTATCGCCGATGGTTCTCAAACAAATGACTCAGCTATTCAAGCGCTAATAGAAATAGAAAAAACAGGAACCGAAGAACAGAAAAAAGCTGCGGCAGAGGCTCGCAGTGAACTACAAAGCGCTAACACGAAATTATTGACCGAACAAGCTAAGACAAGAGCCGTTATGAACGCGCAATTAGCTGAAGAAAGAAATCAAGCGGTAGCATTCCAGAGAAATACTCAATTAAGCGAAGGTCAATTAAAATCACTCCAAACCTTTTCTAGAGGCCAACAATCTTCTTTAGCTCAAATAAGTGAACTTAATAAAGTTATATCAACGATTCAATCACTTGGCGGAAATAAAGATATTTTAGCTGAGTTACAAGAATCAAATAGGCAACAAAGTCAATTATCCAACCTTAATCAAGCATTCTCAAGCTTAGCTTCTGGAGCTGGGGTTGAGTTTAATGCAAGTTCTTTAGATGAGCTTGATGGTCAAGTCACTGATTTTATTAGGTCGGATTCTTTTAATCAGCTTGATGAAAAAACGAGGGCTTTAGTGGTTGCATTGACCTCTGCGATTGACAAAGCAAAATCCTTGGAGGCAGATGCTGGAGTAAAAACCCAAGGAGATGTTTCCAAAGCGGCTACTACGGTAATTTCTCAAGAATCTATTAAAACTTTTAGCGATGAGTTGAAATTAATATTGTCTGGTCCATTAGTTGAGGCACTAAAGGTTAACCCTATAATTGTAAGTAAATTGAACGAGCCGCTAGGAGAATTAGGCGTTATTGCTCAAGAAATAAGCAATCAATCAACTGTTAATTTACAAAATCAAGAGGCTAATAAAAAAATAAAAGAAGAAACCTCTAGGCTTTTAACTTCGGTAGTTTCTGAAATTAAGGGTTCAGGATTAAAGGATTCTTCTTCGAATTTAGAAAAGTCAGCTATATTATTAGAAAAAGCCGCTGCAAAAATCACAGGGAATAATGCTTCCGGATTTATTCCTAATTTTGCTCCCGTAAGCCCAGTTTCAAGGGCATTAAATACAGAAAGAAGTATGGGGGCTAAAAAACCTGTAATCGATAGCCATCCAAGTGTTGGAGCGTATGTAAGGGACGCCGCTACTCAACCCAACTTTTCTGCTGTAAGAAGAGATCATCCTGAAGGAATGAATAAGGCAGTTTCAAATTCCGCCAAAATACAAGGGGCTGCTGCTAGAGGCCTTGTTCCTAATTTCGCAGAGCCCGAAGGGGATCTAAGCTCAGCCTCTCTAGCGGAGATCTATTCCCAAGCCATGGGAAAAAGTGACAAGCTGCAAAGGATTGAAGAGTATATAGCTGAAGGAGGTAAGACAACGATGCAAGCTAGCAAAGTTCCGGGATGGAACCTTATCAAAAAAGAAATTTATAGGCAAACAGGCTTAGGTAAAGAAGATCCTCTCAAGTCTGGTGTCACCCTATCGCTTGATACTCCTCCCGACTACGAAGTTCTCAATGGAGAAGGAAACCTTGGAGCCTTTGATCCTACAACTGAAAAACTCTGGATGAGTGAATTTCCAACCAAAGGAATGCCAAACAAAGCTCTTTCAGAGATTCAATCCACGCTTGCTAATGAATCAATACATTGGATACAAAATAAGTATAAAAAGCAATTAGGCGGTTTTGGAAGCAAAGAGTACCAACAGTGGCTAGCAAATACAATGCAAAAACAGGACAAAGCATTAGGCGGTGTTGGATTTGGAGAGGCTAGGTATGCGAAGTCTTTTGACGATATAGGTATCAACAAGAAAGCTGGCGCTTATCAGGATTTCCTAGAAGGAAAAAAGTTTTCACAAGAAGAAGTTTTAAAAAGATTCGATATAAAAGATATCAAAAATCTACCCGGACTTGATGATATGATGAAGATGGGTACCCCTGCCGAAGCGTGGTTGGCAAACGATTTAAGATATTACGCTCCACACATAATGGAGATGCAGTCAATGTTCTGGAAGAAAGTCGGGCTGACCCATAAGAAAGCTATGGGTTTAGGTGAGATTTCAAAGAGCGTGGGGAGCGGGGTAGATAGGCTAAGGACGGGCTATCTTGTAGATACGGCCCCCACTGCTTGGCCTAAATTTAGAAAAACAGGAGATCCTCGTGACCTGCAAATAGGCCCGGATCTTTTAGGTCTAGAGCTAGATATGTTCCTGAATGATCCTGAATTCAGGGGATATTGGTTTGATGAAAAAGGAAATTCAAAGTTCTTAAAGAATCCCCAAGAAACTTTAAAGACACTCGGGAAAGATGTTGACGTTAAGCCCTTACATAAGTTTATGAAGGATATTCAGAGCGTTTTTAAAAAGAAAGAAGGCTCGGACCAACTGGGGTACGAATCACTTCGTGGGACGTTCACAGATAATTACAATATTAGCGTTGCTAAATTGCTAACCGAAAGAATGTCTCATATGGCATCCATTGGTGTGCGTAACTTACAGAAAGAAAAAGGTGGTAACAAATTTGCTCCACTGGCAGGGGGATTCATTCCGAATTTTGCCAAAACTGAAGATGAAAGTTTTACGGATAGTATTTCTTTGGCCGACAAAGAAGGAATAGTCAAAAACGCTTACTTCGGAGGTAGTATAGATAAAAATCTATGGCTAGACAGAGCGGACGTGCCTCCTTTTGTTGACAAACAAAGACTCGGAGACCTTTACAAAAAATCGGAAGTTTTTGATAGAGCAACAAAAATAAGAGAAAACGCTATCGATCCCTTAAATTATAAAGATTATACTAGCCGTATAAATAAGATTTCTTCACACGTTCCAAAAATTTTACAAAATAAGTTTTCTAATTTATTATTTTCAGACAAGAGTGGGTTTGCTGAATGGTCTAAAGAAAATTATGAGGGGCTTGCAGAAAATGTTACAGGGCCTTTGGAAACTACGGGCGACGTTTTGGGAGGAACCTCTCTTGCGGCGGCTGCGCTAATTCCGACACCTTTAGCTCCAATTGCAACGCCAACTGCAGCGCTTGCGGGAACGCTCAGTACAATGGCTTATGCAGGAGCGGGAATAGGGGGAATACTTTCTGACACATTTGAAGATCCTGAAAAACTTAGAGGGGCATATAATGCTTTATTTAATAATGGTTACTTCGCCAGTAAAACTTCTTTTGGAGAGCCTGCAAAATCATTGATTAAAAATGGTGCGCCCGAACTTCTTGGTGAAACTCTTAAAAAATCTTACGGCAATATAGCTTATCCATTGTTTCATAAAATGGGTGGATCTACTCAACCCGGATTACTCCAACAAGCTGCAGGGCGGGGAGAGTTAGATATGGACTTATTTTCTATAGGCTCTTCAACGCTCAGGAGTTCTAAATTGAAAATATCAGATTCTCAAAAGCAGATTGCTCAACACGCTATGATAACTGCTAAATTTGGGACAGGATCTGGATTTGAAGCGGCTTTGAGTGCATCAACGGGACTTTCTGGAGTAGGCGATTATTTCAATGGTATAAATGTATATAAAAAAGTTATAGATGATTTAAGCACGAATGAATCTTATAATATACCTTTTGATTTTAAAGATGGCGAATTTACAGCGAGTGGAAAAACTGGCTGGAAGGTAGGAGAAAAATCCACTCCATGGAATCTTGGCGAACTAGAAGCAATAGAAAAAAAGATTGAGGACTCTATTTTATGGAAGGATGAGTCAATTAAGGCATTGCAATCTGTAAAAGGAAAATCAGCTAATGAAAAAGGTCAAATAGTATACTCTAAAGAGAAAGCTGACGAAGATGAAATAAAGATCCAGCAGTACAAGCGGGAGAAGCAACAGCACGTTGCGGCTGGATCATTGGCAAGAAAATACATGACGCAATTTAAGCTATCTAAAGAATCAAGAAAAAACATGATAGTCAATCAAAGGGGAAATATTAATACTGGCCAGCTAGATGGAAGATTATTAACTTTTCCTAATCCTTTTGTTCAAGGTGCTGATCTATTTTCCGTCGCAACTCCAGACATGAGGGACTCAACTGGACAAGGTGGAAAAATGTATCTAGCATATAATAACCTTTTAGATCATAGAGTTCACGCTGGAAATAGAAATGAACCTACCGCAGACGCTACAAAATTTATCGACGATACTTTTGAGAACGGCGCTATTACTAATAGCAAAAGCGCTTTGAACAGTTTTCTCTCTACTGATTTTGACAGTTTTATTTCAAAAATGTCATTGGTAAAACCTCAGTCTGTTTCTAGCGGCCTTACTCAAGCATTCGTTGCTCTTATGAATACTGATGTTGAAGGATCTAAGGAGGCGATTGAAAAAAACAGACGACAAAAAAGCAGGGCTCAAGTAATTAAAGACAAAGGGCTTGCTGGTGTTAATGCAAATCCAAAAGATAAAGATGATATTCAAGGCCCTAAATTACCGGGAGCAGATGCTTTTGATCCAGTAGTACAAGGAGAAAAAGACGCTCTTGCTGAACTGGGAATGGACCCTCAAGTAATATTAGACAGGCTTAAAGAAGAAGAGACCGCTAACCAAACTCGAGAAACAAATATTCGTGACCAACTGTATCTAAAACTTCTTAATAAGGAAACCGAAAAAATTAGAGGAAGTGACGCTTCTGTTAATGCATTATCAAGGATGATGAGAATTAGTGATAAAATGCCTTTTATGCAGGATCAATTGGATAAAATGATATTCCAAAGGCAAAGAAGAGCTAAATCAATACGGGACAATCCGAACACTACTGTACAAGCTAATCTATCACAGATAGAAAGTGAAATTGGAGCATTGCAATCAAGGAGAAGTTTATACGAGCCCGGAAATGAAGAAGGCATGGCTTATTTGTATTTTACTCAAGGTGGGCAATTTTCTAAAGTAGGGGGCGATCAAAGAAGGCTCGGGCCTCCTATGTATGAATCCGTTCCAGATTATGCGAAAAAATTTCAAGAGTTGAGAGAAGCCTTACGACTTAATGGACCAACAGACGCCGAGAATAGAATGAAAGAAATTAAAGAGGGTGGCGAAGAGCTAAAAGGCGTCATGCTTAGTGACGGCCCTAATGTAATGAATTTCGCAAGAATGAGAAACCAAAAGGGCAATAAAGGCGTGAAAACTGGCGGGCAATTCGAAAAATTCTTTACGGATCTAGATATCGATTCTAGAATGAGTCTTATGAGAAGCCTTGGGGCTCGAGACGAACATGATTTACATAATCATATACCTGACGATTTAAGGACGGTATTGGAAGAAAACTTAATGAGAGTTGGCCAAGGTAATCCCGCTTTTGGATTCTTAGTTGACGAAACAATTAATAAAGGATTTGGGCTAGGAGAAGATCATTTTATTAATGCAGTAAAGAATCTTGGGGTACCCTTTCACAGCTCTCAAGGAGTTGGTGATCAATTAAGCAAAGAACAAGTTAAAATATCAGGCAAGCAAACATTAGAAGGGATGAAAAGCTTTGACGTGAATGCGTTGGAAGGCAGCGATATTGAAGGAGCCCTATCTTTCATGAATAAAATTCAAATACAAGACTGGCTCCATAAGAATAAAGAGGAAGCTGAAAATATACAAGGGAACCCATTTCAACATTTGACTGAAATTCTTGCTGGAACAAGCCATGCAGAGTTGATGAAAAGTCCTGTGTATTTGAAGTATCTAATGGGCCTAGGTCAAGGATTCAACCCTGATACTAATCTAAAGTCAGCGCTTTTAAATAAAGGGAATGTAGGAAATTTCGACAAATGGAAAAGCTTTTATCATTCAGGCGTTCCAAGGACTGACTTTTTTAAAAATGAAAACTATGGCCCAATAGAGTGGTCAAAAAATGTTGAAGATAAACTAAAGCTTAACAGAGATGGGTTAAATCCTTTTGTCGAATTACTAGGTGACGCAGAGTTAAACACTGAGAAAAAAATGCTATCTCATCTTTTTGGCCCTGATTTAACTTACGGAGCTAATCAAAGTATAGACGATCTTGTAAATAACACAACTAACCCTATACCAAAACTTAAATCAAAAGATTGGCAGAACAGAGCCGAGCAAGCTAGTAAACACATTAATGATAGAGTAAAAAATATTTCAAATGCGAATACAGGGAATGAAATCCTTTCGTCTTACGCTCCATTCGGTTATGACAGCTTAGGTACTTATAAAAGAAATTCTCCTTACTACAGTGGAAGCCCATCAATGCAAACTTTATGGGATTTGATTATGGAAAATAAAGTTAATTTTGCTGACGCCAATGCAGCCGGTAAAGCCAAAGGATTCGTCCCTAATTTTTCGGCAATAGCTGGGGAAATAGCAGCTTCTAAAATGGCGGGTTATAAAAATCCAGTAAAGCCTTCTCAAGTCAAGACTATGAATATATCGGGTATTGGAAAAACCAGTTATAATACCCAAGAGTCTGTGTTTAAGGCGGCTGGAATGTCTCAACCCTTTATCGCACCTCCATCAAATTCTAAAGCCGCGCCTCAATATCAAAAACAAGTACAAAAGAAATTTAATTTTGACCCATATAAAAAAGCGGCGGCAGATGGATTCATTCCAAAAGGGGGTAGCTCACTAGACTTTTCTGAATTTAAAAGTATTGCTGATAAATTTTCTGAAACGACTTCTGTTTTTGCTAGTGCAATTTCAGATTTGAGATTCGATGAATTTAGCAAGTCAACTAAAATATTATTTGATGGAGCTTCTATGTTTTCTGCGCAATCTCAAGCTTTGCAAAATTCTGCGGGTTTATTCAAGGATGGATCTGAAAAAATCGCTAGATCAGCAGATATAGAAACTGTAAATTTCGAGAAGCTAACTAGCGCAGCGTCAAAAATAGAAAAAAGTTTCAATACTCTATCAAGTGAATTAAAGAAGTCGTTAAGCATTGATTCTTCTGGCATAACGCGTTCGATGGATAGCTTAACTAGTGCATTAGGCAGTGTGCAGGGAAGCATTTCTGTCAGTATACCTAGCGTTCAAGTTAATGTTAATGGTGCTGGCCAAATTACGCAATCAATCAAATCAGTTATTATGTCTGAATTGCCGGGAGTCATAAAATCAGAAATAGAAAGCATGGACTTAGTAACCAAAAGCATGATAGGTCAATGAAATTAATAAAAGAAATTAATCAATTATTATGATATAATATACTATAAAAGGTTTATGTATTAAGGAATAAGGTAATATGGAAAAGAGTCCAACAAATTTATATTTTAACAATGTGATATCCATGGGGATATCGTATTCTTGGACGCGCCAAAATGACTCAGCTGGATTTTTACAATGTGATGGATTAAACCATGGGGAAAATAATTTTGTAAAAAGAAGTAAGTCTTTAAACTTAGACGTTTTAAATTTAGATCTTAATAATGCTGGAGGGTCTTCTATTGCTGATATGGCAAAACTACAAAATCAATATGTAGTTACTAACTCAACTAGAATCTATGCAAATGGACTGTTTGCAGGAAAAGGAAAGCTTTCAGATTTTTCAATCAATGAAGGATCCTTATCAAACGAATCGATAACAAATTTAACATACGAGGTTTCAACAGAGGATGAAAGCTTTGATCAGGAAGATGATCCTGTAACCAGAAACGAAGAAATTACGGTATCAAGAGATGTCAAAAATAAAAGTTATAGTATAGATCATAGTTATAGTATTAGCTATGGAGATGACTTTGATTTTGTAAGTGATCATCCTCTATATAAAGATGATCCAAATTATTCAAGCGTAGAAGGTCGGCTTGCGTTAGGAGAAAATGAGGCTAATTTAGCCCTTTATACAAATCCCGTTGATTATGGACAATACGTAGACCTAAGTAGTTATTCAACAGAAAAAGGATGGAACTTAGCTATATTAGAAAATGGATGCAGCGGAGTATTTTCCAGCTCTTCATCAACAAAAGATTATATTAATGGCGATTATTCTTCATCAAAAAGAATAGAATTAAGGTATACAGGAGAAGACTTAAATACCGAGCAAGATTTATACGAATTAAATTACTCAATGTCTTGGAGTGAAGAAACCAGAAATAATTCAACATACCCTTGTGCAATAGTAAAAATGGAAGGAACTGTCATAGGAGTAGGTAAAAATTGTTCATCTGGACTTAATCCATCAATCTACGCAGAAAGCGGTTATAACTTATTTATTACAGAAGGCGAAGCTAAACAAAGAGTTGTCGATTTCTTTAATTACATTAGACAGAACGTAGATAACGTTCCAAGCGGGGCAATTCATGATACTATGTTTAACTTAAAAAAGAACGAATGTAATCCATCTGTAGAAAGAGAAGGCGCGAAAAACAACGGAGAAATTAAATTTTCTTTCGAAATGAATAATTGCCCAAACTATGATATAACGAATTCGTCAAACGTACAAAGCTCTACTAATACAAACATTAGCTATTCAAATTGCAACGATTCAGAAATAAAAGTGATAGAAAATTCGGCAGAAATAACTGTTAGTGCTGGAGATTGCTTTTCACCTATTAATTCACAAGGTGAATATGTAAAATACAATTCAATAACTGATTCAATAAATAAAGCATCTATTCAAGCTAAATTACCTGCCTACATAGGTGAGTTTCCGGAAAGATATAAAATTAGATCAGAGACCAATTCGGAGAGCCCTTATAAGGGTGAAAAAAGTTATTCCGTGTCGTATAGTGATGCACCCGGAGATGGTGATTGTGGCTATTATTCAGAAGGGTGTAATTCATATAATACAAAAATTAAACGAAAAGTAGAACGCCCAAGATACTTAGAGTCTAATGCTGA